CCGTGGGAATGTAACGCATGCGACCGCATAATGACAGGCTTTGATAAGGCGTTCAACACGATTCAAAACGCGAGATAGGTGAATGACGATGGCAGGCTACAGGGGCAAGCAAGGGCGGAAGCCAATTCCGACAGCCTTGAGGGTCATCAGGGGCAATCCGGGCAAGCGTCCGCTGCCCAAAGGCGAGCCGAAGCCGACCGTCGGGCTACCTAATCCGCCTGACCACCTCACGGCGGAAGCCAAGCGTGAGTGGTGGCGGATGGGGCGTCGGCTAGTCAAGTTAGGCCTCATGACCGAGATCGACAAGGCAGCGCTGGCCGTCTACTGCCAAGCATGGGCTCGGTGGGAGGAGGCTGAGGCCAGGATCAGGGAGGTCGACCTGGTGATGCCTGGGGCGCAGTTCAACAAGCAACGTAAGGAATTCATCAAGCAGGCGGCGGAGGCCATGCGCGATCTCATGCGTTACCTCGTCGAGTTCGGCATGACGCCGAGTTCGCGGTCCCGCGTGTCGAGCGTGAAGCCGGCCGTAGATGAGGACCCCGTAGAGAAGTGGCTACGTGGTAGCAAGCGCACCCCCTAAGTCTGCCGTCACCGCCTACGCTGAGGACGTGATCGCCGGCCGCGTCGTCGCTGGGCGACTTGTTCGGCTGGCCTGCGAGCGCCATCTACGCGACCTGGAGACGGGCAAGGAACGCGGGCTGCACTTCGACGCCGAACAAGCCGAGCGCGTGATCGCCTTCTTCGCCCTCCTGAAGCATAGCAAGGGCGAGTGGGCGGGCCAGCCCTTCATCCTTGAACCGTGGGAAGCCTTCATCGTCGGCTGTCTCTTCGGCTGGAAGCGGGCGGATGGCAACCGGCGCTTCCGTATGTCCTATGTGTCGGTTGCGAGGAAGAACGGCAAGTCGACCCTGACTGCGGGCATCGGTCTCTACCTGGCCTTCTTCGATGACGAGCCCGGTGCGGAGGTCTACGCCGCAGCGACGAAGCGCGAGCAGGCGAAGATCGTCTGGTCCGAGGCCTCGCGCATGGTGAGCAAGACGCCGGCCATGAAGAAGCGCATCACGGCGTTCGTCGGCAATCTCCACGTCGAGAGTACCGCCCAGAAGTTCGAACCGCTCGGCGCGGACGCCGACAACATGGACGGGCTCAATGTCCACTGCGCGATCATTGATGAACTCCACGCCCACAAGACGCGCCATATGCTGGACGTCCTGACGACGGCGACGGGGGCCCGGCGCCAGCCGCTCATCTTCGTCATCACGACCGCAGGCTTTGACCGCAACTCTGTCTGCTGGGAGCAACACGATTACTCGGTGAAGGTGCTGGAAGGCATCCTGCCGGACGATACGTTCTTCTGTTACGTCGCGGGCATCGATGAGGGAGATGACTGGCGCGATGAGGCAGTCTGGCCGAAGGCGAACCCGAACCTTAACGTTTCTGTCAAGGCTGAGGATTTGAGGACGAAATGCAAGCGAGCCCAGGAAGTGCCCGGGCAACAGAACGCCTTCCGCCGGCTGCATCTGAACGAGTGGACAGAGCAGTCCGAGCGCTGGCTGGACATGGCGGTCTGGGATGAGAACGGGGAGCCCTTCGACCCGACCCTGCTACAAGGTCGGGAATGCTACACGGGGCTAGACCTATCGAGTACTAAAGACTTGACCGCGCTGGCGCTGTGGTTCCCTGAGCAGCACAAGGCGGTGATGGCGTTCTGGGTGCCGGAAGAGGGCGTCCGTCAACGAGCCGACCGCGACCGCGTGCCTTATGATGTCTGGGTGCGTGAGGGGTATATCGAAGCCACCCCCGGCAATGTTGTGGACTATGATATAATTAGGGCGAGGGCTAACGAGCTTAGGCAGCTTTACAATATCAGAGAGATCGCTTTCGACCGCTGGAACTCGACGCAGCTCCAGACGCAACTCATGGGCGACGGGTTTACGGTCGTGCCGTTCGGCCAGGGGTTCGCGTCGATGACGGCGCCGACGAAAGAGATCGAGCGGCTTGTCCTGGAGCGGAAACTGGGGCATGGCGGCAATCCCGTGCTGAGGTGGAATGCCTCGAACGTGGCGGTCTTACAGGACGCGGCCGGCAACCTCAAGATCGACAAGGCGAAGTCGACGGAGAAGGTAGACGGCATGGTAGCCCTAGCGATGGCGATAGGTCGGGCGATAGTGCAAGAGGCGGAGCCGGTGAGCGTCTACGAGACAAGGGGCATCCTTAGTATATGACGCGTCTCAAGGACATCCGCGATATCGTTGGGCTCCTGGGCGGCGGGTGTCTAGCAGCCGGCCTCGCAATGTTTGACGTTAGAGTCGCCCTGATAACCGTCGGCGTTCTGCTGTTGTCCCTGGCTATCACGGGCGCATGGAGGGCAACGAAATGACTACGGGCCTCCTAGTTAGACTCCTCAGCCCCCGAGCAGACTCCCCCTCGCCTGACGACGATGCCTGGTATGGCGCGGTCGGCTCGTCGATGCTCGCCCAGGCGGGCGTCCGCGTCGACGCCGACACAGCCCTCAAGGTAGCGACCGTCTTCCGTTGCGTGAGTATTCTCGCCGGCACGTTCGCCATGCTCCCGCTCGGGATATACGCTGACCAGGCCAACGGTGCCAAGAAGCGCGCTACCGACTTGCCGCTCGACTACCTTCTGAGCGCGGAGCCGAACCGATACCAGGACTCATTCCAGTGGCGCGAGATGATATTCGGCCACATCTTGCTCAGGGGGAACCTCTACTGTCGCATCATCCCCGGCATGAGCGGCCCCGTCGGTGAACTCATACCGATGCACCCTGACAGCGTAACGCCTGAGCGCCTACCCGACGGGACGGTGCGGTACAAGGTGCGCCTCCAAACGGGACAGACGGAGATACTGAACCGAGACGATGTATTCCATGTGCCCGGCCTTTCCAGCGATGGGCTGACCGGCCTCTCGGTGGTGGGCCTCATGAGAGAGACCCTTGGGCTGGCCCTGGCGACCGAATCCTACGGAGCGCGGTTCTTCAGCCAGAACGCCCAGCCGAGCGGGGTGTTGACTATCCCAGGCACGTTGGAGGAGGAAGCCCTAGCAAGGCTGTCTAAGTCGTGGCAGGAAACCCACTCGGGCCTAGCCAACAGTCACAAGATTGCGATCCTTGAGCAGGGTTTGGACTGGAAGCAGGTCGGGATGACATCAGAGGATGCCCAGTTCTTGCAGACCCGCTCCTTCCAGCGCAACGAGATCACTACAGCGTTCGGCATCCCCCCGCACATGGTCGGGGACACCGAGAAGTCCACTTCCTGGGGAACGGGCATCGAGCAGCAGACAATCGGGTTCGTGGTCTGGACGCTGCTGCCCTGGCTAGTGCGCTTCGAGCAAGCGGTCAACCGGCAATTGATCATCGGGCCACAGCCCCTCTACTCTAAGTTCAACGTCAAGGGGCTCCTTCGCGGCGACAGCGCGGCCCGCTATTCTGCCTATGCTATCGCCCGTCAGTGGGGCTTGCAGAACGCTAACGAGATTCGGGCGCTTGAAGATATGGACCCGATAGATGGGCCAGCAGGGGAAGAGTACCTGAACCCCTTGAACTTCGCGCCGGCAGGGACGACAGCGCCCAGGCCAGTTCCCCCGCCGCCGTCGAATGGGCAGGCGCAACTCCTGGCCCACGACTTTGTTGATCGTCTCGTCGCCAAGGAGATCGGGCTGGTGAGGAAGGCGGCGCTACGCTTCGCGGCAAACGGAGAAGGCTGGGAAGCGTGGCTCGTAGACTTCTACGGACGCCACGCGGAGGAGTTGGCGGCGACCCTTCACATCGAGCCGGACACAGCGGCACGGTACGCTGAGGAGCACCGGCAGCAGATCGCCCAGCACGGCGTCGGAATCATGGAGCAAATGGAATCAGAGTGGGCGTTGCGGCTTGCGACGTTAGCCCTTGGAGGTGAATAGAAATGCCACTGCCGAAGCCAGAAGACGATGAGACCAAGGACGACTTCATAGATCGCTGCATGAGCGACCAGACGATGAACGAGGACTTCCCCGACCAAGACCAGCGGCGGGCCGTCTGCGAATCCCAGTGGGATAAAGACAAGGAGGGCTCGGCGGGGATGGCCCTAACAGGGCGCCCGTGGGCAATCATGCCCAGTGTCCTCTACGGGATGATCGAGCGTGTGAAGGCGGGCAATCCCTTCCAGGCGGGTCCGACACCCACGGCTTCCCGCAGGGGCACGGTGGCGGTGCTGCCGATCTATGGGACGATCACACAGAAGGGCGGCGGCGGGTTCCTGGACTTCCTTATGGGGTCAGGCACGAGCACCGAGAAGTTCGGCGCCCTCTTCAGTCAGGTCATGGCGGACGAATCGGTCAAGGCCGTGATCCTTGACATCGACTCCCCGGGCGGCTCCGTCTTCGGCGTGCCTGAGCTGGCGGATACCATCTTCAAGGCGCGGGGCGGCAAGCCCATCATCGCGGTTTCCAACTCCCTCGCTGCCAGCGCCGCCTATTGGCTGGCAACCCAGGCGGACCAGATCGTCGTCTCCCCATCGAGTGAGATCGGGTCAATCGGCGTCTATGCCCTACACGAAGATATCTCGGAGATGGTCAAGGGCATGGGGGTTGCGGTGACGCTGATCTCTGCGGGGAAGCACAAGACCGAAGGCAATGAGTTCGAGCCCTTGGGCGAAGAGGCGCGAGATGCGATCCAGGCGCGGGTCGATGACTACTACGGCATGTTCGTCAAGGCCGTGGCCCGTGGCCGGGGAGTCATGGAGTCGGCAGTGCGCGGCGGCTTCGGCGAGGGCCGGGTTGTGGGCGCGGTAGACGCCGTGAAGTTGAACATGGCGGACCGCGTGGCGACGCTTAACCAGACGCTCCAGAGATTCGCTGGAAGCGGCGGGGCAACGATGCTTGCCGAGGAGCCGGTTGAGATTCTGGCGGAGGCGGAGCCGGTAGTTGTGGCCGAGGAGACCCCGCCTGAGAGCAAGGGCGAGTCGCTGGACATCCGGCGGCGACGGCTGGAGTTGGCGCGATAGGGGGATAGCAAATGCGACGAGGATTTTCACCAGCAGAACGTGGCCGCCGTGGTGGTCTAACGACGCGTGCCCACTACTCACCTGGGTACTTGAGGACTGGGGATGATGAGCGCGAGTTCAGCGCTGAGGAAATGGCAGACCTTGATAGTATTGAGGCATTGATGATGCCTCCTCATAGTTCACCTGCTGAGATGACGGCCCCCGCGAGAGATGCGTTTCTACAGTCACTCGTTCCTGCCGATATCGGATTGAGTGGCGAGGAGACCGAGCGATTGGCACGAGAGGCGCGGCGGCAACATTGTGCCAAAATGGCACGAACTCGCTGGGATAAACGGAAGGGGCTTGACAAACCGGAGTAGGCGCTTTATCATCTAAGCAGATCATGACATAGTGGTCTTCAGCCGGACGGCTTCGACGAGTTCTGAAGGCTGAAGGCGACACAGAGATAGCGGCTTTGACGAGTCGCGTTCCCTGTAACCGCAAAACGTGCGGTGCGCAGGGCGCGGCTTTTTTGTTGCCCTTCGCACCGAGATAGCGAAGGAGTAACGACATGGCCACCTTGTGGCAGAAACTCATGCAAGAGAAGGCCGACCTCGTTGCCAGAGGGAAGGCCATTCTCGACGCGGCTGAGACTGAAGGCCGCGATTTGGCTGCTGAAGACTCGGCAGCCCTCGACGAAATCGATACGCGGATGCAGGCGCTCGGCCCCCAACTGGCGAGCGTCGAAGCCCAGCGCGAGCGCGAGCGCACCATGCCCGGCGCCGTGGCTTCCCCCGACCCGATAGTGGAGCGGGCCAAGTTCAAGACCTGGGGCGAGCAGCTTCAGGCAGTCGTGCGGGCCGCAGCGGGTGAGATTGACCCCCGGCTGACGCGGGTCAACGGCGACGGCGGGATCATGGCCGCAACCGGTATGAGCGAGGGCATCCCCGCTGACGGCGGGTTCCTCGTCCAGATCGACTTTGCGAGTGAGTTGTTGCAGCGCACCTACGACTCGGGCCTCGTGGCCGGTCGCTGCCGGCGAATCCCGATCAGCGCCAACTCCAACGGCCTCAAGATCAACGGGATCAACGAGACCAGCCGGGCCGACGGCTCGCGCTGGGGCGGCATTCTGGCGTACTGGAAGGCTGAGGCGGCTGCGAAGGCGGCCTCCGCTCCCAAGTTCCGCCAGATCGAACTCAACCTCAAGAAGCTCATTGGCCTCTGCTACGCCACTGATGAGCTGCTCCAGGACGCAAGCGCCCTCGGCGCCATCATCAGCGCCGGCTTCGCAGAGGAGTTCGCCTTCAAGATCGACGATGCGGTCATTGAAGGCACCGGCGCGGGACAGCCGCTGGGAATCCTCAACAGCGGTGCTCTCGTAACCCAGGCGGCGGAAGGTGGGCAACTAGCCCGAACCGTCGTGATCCAGAACATCGTGCAGATGTGGTCGCGGCTGGACCCGCGGTCGAAGGCCAACTGCGTCTGGTTCGTCAACACCGACGTTACCCCCCAGCTCTATACCCTGGCGCTGGCCGTGGGTACGGGCGGGGCTCCGGTCTTCATGCCCCCGGGCGGCTTGGCCGATGCGCCTTACGCACGGCTGTTCAACCGGCCGGTCATCGAGATCGAGCAGTGCTCCACGCTGGGCACGGTCGGCGACATCATCCTCGCCGACATGAGCCAGTACTTGCTCATCGACAAGGGCGGGATTGAGGGTGCCAGCTCGATCCACCTGAAGTTCAACTACGACGAGACGGTCTTCCGGTTCGTCTACAGGGTTGACGGGCAGCCCACCTGGGCGGCTTCGGTAACCCCGTTCAAGGACGCGGCCACGACCAGGACAATCTCGCCGTGGGTAGCCTTGGCGACAAGGGCCTAAGAGGGATTAGGAGGAGGATAAAATGTCTTACCCGTGGAGTCTAGCTCAGAACTGCAAGATCGTTGCCGCGATCAACCCGTCGGCGGGCGCGGCTGTAACCGGCGACTATGTGTGCTTGAAGAACGCGCACAAGTGCTGGGTCTTGATCGGGTCTAGCGGTGGAAACGCGACTGCGGCCACCTTCGGGATCAACGAGGCGACGGCCGTGGCCCCTACGGGCGCAGTCGCAAGCACGGCTCTGTTCCCGAACTGGATCAACAACAGTTGTGCAGTGACGGACACTCTCGTCAAGGGGGCGGATGCCGCAACCGTGACGACAGACGGTCTCGCTACCCCAAAGGTGATCGTCATTGAGGTCGACCCGGCTCTATTGTCGGCTGGTTTCGACTGCATCGCCGTGACCGAAGGCGCATCGAACGCGGCCAACATCACAGCGGCTGTCTACATCATAGCCGAGCGATACCAGCAGGCGACACCGCCATCGGCGATCCTCGACTAGCTTTAGCGGAGGGCGGGTTTAACCGCCCGCCCTCCTTACCAAAAGGAGTCTGAACATGACCATGTGGAATGCTTCACAAGGCGAGGCCGTCCGTGAATGCACGTTGGGTCTCCGTGTCGAGAAGTCCCTCGGCTGCGCGGCGGACGCCAACATCTTCACGACCTACGGTAGGGTGCTCATCAAGTTGCTGATCGGGCAGGCGACGGCCGCCGAGGCCACAGGGGCGACAACGATCCTGCTCCAGGAAGAGACGAATACCGTCAACCTGTGCGCGGCAACGACCGTAACGGGCGACGCAATCGGCACGATGTATAGGCTGACAGGCGACCCAGCCGTGATTCTCTGCGGCACAGGCAACGTCCCGGTCATTGATGCCTCGGGGCTTCTGTCGGCGTTCCAACATGCCGACGTGATCGTTGGTCGAGAAGCAACGCTGGACGCCATTCAACTCGTAGAAACGGGCAACTCCGCGACGCTCGTGATCAAGTGGGTATGCTTCTACGTCCCGCTGGATGAGGGTGCCTACGTCCGGGCGGCTTAGGGGGTAGCAGATGACAGTCTACAACCCTCAAACGGAAGCTCGGCTCAACAACATCCTGACGATCCTGGGGACGACCAAGAGATCATTCTGGCCGTTCTGGGAGAAGACAGGGCAATTGGTTACGGGCATCGGTCTGGGGGACTTGATACCCTCTGAGACCGCAGCCGCAGCAGAGGACTTGGAGCATGACTTCGCACCCCTGTTGCTGCCGTGCGGCCTCAATTCGTATCACTTCCACCCGACCGGCGACCACCACCTTGCGGGCATCGACAGCACGGCCTATGAGTTCACTGCCGCTGCCTTCAGTGTGGGTGCCTGGATACGGCCCAACGCTATCGCGTCCAATACCATCGTCGCCAAGTACAGCGCGACGGTCCGCGAGTGGCGGTTCTGGATAGATGCCGCTGGCTTGCTGGACCTGGAACTCTACGACGAAGCCGCTGACACGTCAGAGATCGCCATCAGCACTGCCGCCCTGACTTTGGGGCAGATGCAGTTCGTGGTCGCTACCTACGATGGGACGCCGGCGACGCCGCTGATCTACCTGTACGTCGATAGCGTAGCGGTCAACGATGGCAGTTCAACGGAGACAGGCGCTTTCGCGGACATGGTGGCCTCGGCAACGCCCTTGACCATCGGCTGCTCCGGCGTATCGGCCACTCCGGTCAACGAGTTTCACGGGCGGATCGCCATGCCGTTCATCTGCGGCAAACAGTTGACCGCGGCTGAGGTCGTGGCGCTGAGGGACATCATGCGTCCCATGATCGGGATATCGTAACAGAATCCCCGTTGGGGCTGGCGCCTGAAAACGTCAGCCCCAACTGAAACCGATAGGAGAAGCTGATGGTTCTCTCCCTCGTAACCGGCCCCGCTACCGAGCCGCTGACAGTCGCCGAAGTGAAAGTGCACCTCCGCCTGGACGCTGCCTACGGCGAGCCTGCGCCTACCGCACCCACCGTGGCTCTTGTTGCGCCGGCGGCCCCCGGCAACGTCGACAACGGCGCCCATCGCTACCGCGTGACATTCGTGACCGCCGACGGTGAGACTGAGGGCGGCGACATATCCGCCGCAGTGACGGTTGTCGACAAGACGACAAACGGCAAAGTGCTGGTCTCAGCGATTCCCGTGGGTGGTAGCGCCGTGACATCGCGCAAGCTCTACCGCACGATCGCCGGCGGCACCGCCCATCTCTTCCTGGCGAGCGTCGCGGGCAACGTAACCACCACCTATACCGACAACATCGCGGATGCCGCGCTGGGCGCGGCCTGTCCTACGACGAACACGACGACCGACCCGCAGTTGAACGCGCTGATCAAGGCGGCGCGTCAACAGGTGGAGACGTTCACCCGGCGGGTGCTGATCACCCAGACATGGGACCTGATAGGGGACTTCTTTCCAACCGGACTCATCCGTCTTCCCTTCCCACCCCTACAGACAATTTCGAGCATCAACTACGTCAACGCGAACGGGACGGTAACTCTGTGGGCGGCGGCGAAGTACATCGTCGACGCGCCGGAAGGCGACCACGCCCAACGTGGCCGGGTAACCCTGGCCTACGGGGAGACCTGGCCCGTAACGCGGGACATCGCTAACGCCGTCACCGTGCAGTTTATCGCCGGCTACGGCGCGTCGGCGGCCGTCCCTCAAGGGATCAAGCAGGCGATGCTCCTGATGATCGGCCACTGGTATGCGAACCGCGAGGCCGTGAACATCGGCAACATCGTCAACGAGATTCCCATGTCAGCGACCGCGCTGCTGTGGGGATACCGGGCATTGGAGGTCTAGGGAGATGCCGCACGCCGATCCGCAGAAAAGACGCGAATATGAAGCCGCTTACATGAGGGGATGGCGAGCCAGAAACTCAGCGAAGGTCGCGCAGTACGGCAAGGATTATCGCAAGAGAGTGCGTTCCCAGATAATCGAAATGTATGGCGGTAAGTGTGCCTGCTGCGGTGAGACAGAACCGCTGTTCTTGACGATTGACCACATCAACGGTGGGGGGAAAGTTCATCGGCAGCAGTTTCGTGGCATCCAGTCATTCTACTTCTCGTTGAAGAGGGAAGGATTCTCAAACGATTATCGCTTGTTGTGCTGGAACTGCAATTCAGGTCGCTATTTTAACGGCGGTTCATGCCCTCATCAAGATAAGGGCGGGAGCGGGCTATGAAAGCTGGCACCCTTGATCGCCGTCTCAGTATTGAATACTACACAGAGGCCCAGGATGCCTACGGCGAGGCGATCAAGACGTGGGTCGTCCTGGAGACCGTATGGGCTCAGATGACGCCCGTGCGGGGTACGGAGCGCTACGTGTCGCAGCAAGTGAGCGGCGAGGCAGAGATGCGCTTCCGCATCCGCTGGCGGACCGACGTGACCGACAAGATGAGATTGTACTGCGAGAACGTCTACTACAACATCACTGCCGTTCTGGAGATTGGCCGGCGGGAGGGCTTGGAGATCATGGGGAAGGCGTTCGTGCCCTGATGCAAGTAACCTGCACCATCGAGGGCATGGGCCACCTGAAGGCCCAGTTTGAGGAGCTGAGCAACAAGGCCCAGCGAGCCGTCATGCGGAGCGCCCTCAAGCAGACGGGCGCCGTGGTGGTCAAGGCGGCGAAGGCGACTGTGCCCGTGCTGACCGGCAAGCTCAAGAAGTCGATCAAGTCAAGCGTGAGCGTGAAAGAGGGCGGCGCGTCCTATGTCGATATCAGTTGGAGCAAGGATGCGTTTTGGGGGCTGTTCGTCGAGAAGGGTACGAGCAAGAGATCGGCTCATCCCTTCTTGCGCCCGGCGCTGGACGAGAGCCATGCGGCTATCTTGCAGACATTCACCGAGGCCCTGAACCAGCAGATTCAGAAGCAGACAGCGAAGGCGAGGGCGCTCTAATGGCGGACCTGGAGACTGTCTTGCAGACGCGATTGTCGACCTTCGCTGGGTTCACGGCCCTCGTGGGGACGCGGGTCTATCCGCTGAAGCTCCCGCAGAAACCTACGATGCCGGCAGTGACCTATCAGCGCATCGATGGGGTACGGGAGAGCGGGATCGCAAACGAGCACGGCATGGCCCACCCGCGCATCCAGGTCGACTCGTGGGCGTCGAGCTACGGCGGCGCGAAGGCTGTAGCCGAGCAGGTCAGGCAGGCCCTTGAGCGGTGGTCAGATACAACGACAACGCCCGTCATCCTGGATTCATTTATCGACGGCGATACCGACCTGTACGAATCAGACGTGGAACTCTACCGCGTCAGCATGGACTATATCGTATGGTACAGAGAATAAGGAGGAGCAATGGCTCTCTACATTCAGCGTTCCAGGGCATTGCGGATTCACCGACCGGGCAAGCCCGACCTCATGTCGGTGCGGCCCGTCGACCGCAAGGGGAACTATGCGGACACCGCCAAGCCGACGCTCATAGAGCTCGGCCCCGACTGCGCGGTGGACCCGGCACGGCTCTTGAAGATCGGCGCCATCGAACCCTACGTGGCTCCGGTAGCCGAGAAGCCGAAGGGGAAGGAGGCCACCAGTGGCGAAGCAACCAGCTAAGGGGATGGCCGTCTACTTCGATGAGTTTGTCTTCTCAAGCTACTTGAACTCGACGGACCAGACGATCACCCCAGAGACCCCCGTAGTGACCAGCCTGGGCGATGCGGGACCACGCCGCCTTATGGCGAACTATGACGTGTCCCATTCCGATCAGGGGTTCATGGACACGCTAGATGATTCCTATGACGAGCAACTGTTCACGGCGATGGGCGAAGCTGGTGATCACTGTTTGTCCAAGCTGCCTACCGGAATCGCGGAGGCGAGCATCTCCTACGATAGCCTTGTGAAGATCAGCGGGGAGCCGCGCTCGGCTGCGGTCGGCGGCGCTATCCTGCTGAACTTCGATTCTCAGGGATCGGGCGGGATCGTGCGCGGCGTCGTACTCCGCAGCGGCGCAGCGGTAGTGGGGAACGGCGCGGGCCAAAACCTGGGCGCTACCGTGGCGGGGCAAGAACTCGCCGTCATGTTCCGGGTCATCGCTGTTGCGGGAGGCAACATCATCATGCACATCGAAGGCGGCGCTGCGGACCCCCCGGCTGTTGACATCGCCGGCCTGACCACTAGCACGATGACGGTTCCGGGTTGCGAGCGAGTCAGCACAGTAGCCGCGACCAATGCTTGGAAGCGGGTCGTGACTGCAGGGACATTCACATCGGCAACGATTCTCGTCACGATAGGCGTCGTGATGGGAACAGGCTAATCATTAGAATAGCGTAGGAGGGATAATCATGCCGAAGCAACCGGCAAAAAACGCGAATATTATGGTCGACACGGTAGTCATGGAGGACGACATTGACTCGTTCTCCCTGACAGTCACCCCGGAGGTGCCAGTCGTAACGGCCCTCAGCGACGCCGGCCCCCGGCGTGTTGTGGGCAACTACGACTACTCGCTAGACATCAGCGGCGCAAACGACTTCGCGGCAGGGATGAGCGATGCGACGCTCTACAACCTCTGCTCCGACGCGGCGGGCGGGCCGGTGGGCGTTGACCCCACGGGCGCGACCCCTGCAACCGCATCCGATCCGCACTACGACGGCACCTACATGTGCTCCAGCTACAAGATCAGCGGCGCCGTCGGCGGGCGTATCGACTTCGCGGCGACGCTGGTCGGCGCGTCAGCCCTAGTGCGAGCCGTGGCATAGGAGGCTTTGTGAAACCACAAGCGAGGCAAGTACCCTCTGACGACTGCGTAGTGACCATCGACAGCGTTGACTACGCGCTGCACGAGGGCGAGAGCGTGACCGTCGTGCCCGGCTTCTCCGTCGGGGACATCCAGCTTATGCGGCGCTTCTCAGAATTGCGGCCGCAGTTGGACGCCGCGACGAGTCCGGGCGAGCAGATCGGCATCACGGCGGACACCTGCAACGAGATCATCGACGCGCTGAGTAAACGGCTGCTGGCCTGGACCTGGACGGATGACGCCGGGCGTTATCTGCCTCAGCCGCTCGGGAACCCAATGGCGTTCGCGCCCTTGCGTGTCGAGGAGCTCATGTACCTGGCGCTGATCGTCAGGGGGGAATCGCCGGGAAAACGAAAAAACGGTTCGAGGCCCTCGCCGACTTCTTCCTCGGCTACACGTACGTCGAAGCGCCGGGTACGGAAGGCATAGAGCGACGCGGGCCACAGCCGGTAGAGGGCATCATATCCGAAGTCTGCGAGGCGTTCGGCTGCACGCCGGATGTCGCGCTGAGACAGGATTGGGCGCTAGTGACGGCGATACTCGACTACAGGACGGCGGCGGGAGCAGCCCGGTCCTTCAACGACAAGGACGGCTTCAGCATGCTTGAGAAGAACCCGGCGCTGATCGAGAGCCTTGCGCGAATGGCGCGGGCGCAGCGGGGCCAGCCACTAGACGCGCCTGGGGCGGTAGACGAGGGCAAGGAAGTGGCGCGTCGGCACATGATTGAGCAAGAGGGCGAGTAGATGGCGACCTTAGCCGAACTCGTAGTGAAGATTTCGGGCGATACAGCATCCCTGAGCGCGGCGCTGGGACGGGCCGAGAAGCTGATGGGCGGGCTCCAGGGTGCGGCTGGCAAGGTTGGCAGTGCCTTCGGTGGCATGGCCAAGATTGCGGGCGGGTTTGTCATGGCGCAAGGGATCATGTCAGCACCGGGCATCCTCATGTCTGCGGCCCAGGCAGCGGCGGATGAGGAAGCGTCCCTAGCACGGCTCCAGAAGGCGGTCGAGAACACCGGCGCTGTCTGGTCGACCTATGGTGGGCAACTCGATGCTGTTGTTGAGGCGGGGATGAAGCGCGGGTTTGACGATGATGCCCAACGCGCCTCCCTATCCCTCCTGATGGCGCAGACGGGCAATGCAGACGAGGCTATGCGCCGTTTCGCGCTTTCCCAGGATGTTGCCCGTGGTGCTGGTATCGACCTGGAGATGGCATCCAGGCTCTTAGGCAAGGTGACTGAGGAGAACGCCAACGTCTTCAAGAGGATGGGTATCAACCTAGAAGCGGGCGCGTCTGAGGCAGAGGCGTTCGCAGCGCTGCAACAGAAGTTCGGCGGGCAGGCGGAAGCCTACGCCAAGTCATCCGCCGGCCAGTTTGAAGTCGCCAAGATTCAGATGGGGGAACTCAAGGAAGATATCGGGGCCGTCCTTCTGCCTGCCCTGGTAAAGCTGGCGGGCACCTTCACCGAGAAGGTCATCCCGGCCCTCCGTGAACTAGCAGCCGAGTGGATACCCAAGATCAAGCAGGCTTTCGCTGATTTCGCCAGCAGTTCGGTATTTGCAACGGCGCAAGTAGGAATCATGACGATCTACGAAGCGGGCAAGGCCCTCGTCGATTTCATCTCAAACAACAAGGTGGCGATGATAGCGACCCTCACCGCGATCGGTGTCGCAATCGCCGTCGCCATCGGGCCAGCGAGTCTCGCAATCGCCGCCATCGCGGGGATCATCCTCGCCGTCGGCTATCTTCGCCAGCACTGGGATGACATTCAGGCCAAAACGCTGGAGGTCTGGAACGGTATCAGCGACTTCCTGAATGAGAAGTTCGGCTTCCTGAAGGGCATCTTTGAGACGGCCTTCACCTACTACTACAACATCGCCATGTTCGTCTTCGCGGAGATTAAGAACTACATCGAGACGACGATCAATATCATCCGCGACATTATTGTAGTCGTCATGGCGCTGCTGAAAGGCGACTGGAGCGGTGCCTGGGAAGGCATGAAACAACTCGTGACCGACGTGTGGGAGGGTATCAAGGGCGCAATCATGCCCGCTATCGACCTCATCCGCAACCAGCTTCAGCTTCTCTGGGACGTAACGGAAGGGCTGCGGGGCTTCCTGGCGGACAAGTTTGCCCCTGCGTGGACGGGCTTGTCGTGGGTGTTCGGGGTCGTGCAGAGCATCCTGGGCGATCTACGTGATGCTTTCCAGTGGGTGATCGACAAGGTGTTCGCACTGAAGGACGCGGTGGAGGATGCGCTAGGGCCGCTGGGGGACCTGATCGACAAGGCAGGCGATCTCCTAGGCAAAGCCGGCGATATCGGCGGCGGTCTAAAGAAGGGCCTCGGCTTCGCCTCCGGCGGCGTTACGCCGTACTCAGGGCTCTTCAGTGTAGGCGAACGCGGCCGCGAACTCGTAGCTTTGCCCGGCGGAAGCCGTGTCTACTCCAACACCGAGAGCCGCCAGATGGTCAGCGAAAGCACGCGCATCGGGCATCAGGGTGATACCTACTACGGTCCCGTTACTAACGTGATCCAGGGCGGGAGCGATGAGGACTTCGGGCGTCTGCTGGAGAGGCGGTTCCGATGAGAGGATTATTCGCCGTTAAGAATGCGGCTGCACTCCTCCATGAGCATGTTCCCGACGCGCAATTTGTCGCCGGGGCTTGCTGTCTGGCCGGGGACCGCTGTTTGGGCAGGGAATGGCGTCGAAGTCGGACCAATCTCATCGGGACTTGCATCTATGACTTTCACCGTGTCCTCAGCCGACAATCCCTGGATGCTTCGGCACAATGCAGGTGCGGCAGAGTCGGTCAGGATCACTCGCACTTGGAGCCGCATAGCCGATTCCGTGGTATCAAAGCCCTTCATGTGCAAGACCCTATCCGATTTCGTATTCCCGCCGCCGCACGCCGCCGCTCCCAGCGCAAGTGCGGCTATGAGAACAATCGTCCATTTCATTGTCTCTTCTCCTCTCAGAACCTAACGCGGCGGGGATTAAATGATAACACACTTTGTCAAGGAGCAGCCTGATGGCGCTTTCACCTAGCCTCTTCGATGGCGTAAATATCCTTGCGGCGCCCTACTCGCGCGCGTCATTCGTGCGCGGCGACGGCACCAGCCTGGGACCTGTTTTCGAGCCGACGCCGGTGCAAGTCTCCGGCGCCTTCGGCACGGTTGCGGCCGCACAGCCAGGCGGCAAGTCCTTCCCGCTCTACGTCCAGCTCGTCTCTCCCGTCACCGAAGACAACGTGTCGACGCTCTGTGCGCTGTTTGACCCCGAGAAGACGGCGGACGGCACGCTGGTCTATCTCAAGGCTACCGACGGGAACGCTGTCACGCGGCGCATGGCCGTGGCGATCCGCCAGATCATCCCTGACGAGCAAGCCTTGAGCGCGTTCCGCATCTCACTCTATGCGCCTGATCCGCGCTGGGAGCAAGACAGCGAGCAGACTGACACGCAGGCGGACAAGAACGCTAGCCCCGTCAACTGGACGATCACACCGACCGGCTCGATGCGGACATACCCCACGATCGAGATCACGCCCGATGCGGTCAAGGCCCACGCCAACGGCTATATCGCCCGTATGTTCGTCGTGACGGCGAACAAGGTCTCGCGCACTGTTATGGACTCGCTCGGGTTGGGCTTCCCCGTCGACATCATGAATCACCTATTCGACATGGCGACGCTGACTACCGGCTCAATGCAGGCAGACGGCGATGACCTGCGTGTCTTTGTCGACGGCAAACGCATCAAGAACTTCATCGGCGAGGACAGGTTCTTCGGTCATATCGACGCTGCGACGACGAAGGTCTGGACTAACATAGCCTTCCGCCCCTGCCGCACGGCAACGCTGGACGCCGCCGCGTTCACTGCTATCAGCCCCGCGAACACGGAGAGCATCCACGTCGACAACATGGGCGGTCTAGCGGGCTGGCCTTCTAGCGGCTATCTCCTGCTCGACGACGAGGTGATCTACTACAGCGAGCGGGACAGCGCCTATTTCTACGATATTCGGCGCGCGCAGATGGGCACCGCTGCGGCTGCGCACAACGACGCCATCACGCTCTACTGGGTCGAGCATGAGATACAGGTTCTCTATGACTACACGGCGGCAGCGAACCCGCCCGCGTCGACGGATGTGCAGCCCGTCATCGACCTGGAGAACTCGACGAATGCTTACCACGTCTACCCGGGTCCGTTCATCGACCCCGACAGTCTGCGCACCGGCCAATTCCTGGCGACGTACCGCGAGACTAACGACGTTGCGCCGTACCTGTCGATGGACGATACCGGCGCCGTCATCAAGGTCGTTGATACCGCCCCGAGCGCGGGGAAGCCCGCACGCAACAACCTGGAGCTCTACACGCCGCTTGGCGTCGACACGGCGGCGGCCTCGCTGGAGCAGGACGTGACGGTGCCGAACAATATGCTCGCGCGGGTGTACGGGACGGACACGGACGGCAACGAGAGCCTGCTGGAGGAATGGAACCCCGACACGGATGGCGCGAATGAGCAGATAACGCCTGCGGGTGTGCTGACGCGGCTGCGCTATGAGGGACTGGTGCGGACGGTGACAGGCTTCACGGCGACGGGCGATGCCTATGATGCTGAACTAGCGGGGCCAGCTACAGCGCATCGGGGCTGGGCACCGACCTTCGTCCTGGCGCAGAAGACGGTCGTGTCGGGATTCGTGATTCGTGCCAAGAAGACTGCGGGCGCTACGGGCCATTTCTTCGTGGCCATTCGCGAGGCCAGCGACGCCAGCCCAACTGTCCTAGAAGTCTGGGGATATTACAACGTGGAGACCGCAGCCCTGGGTGTTGCCTACGCAGATGTCAAGTACCTCTTCCCCACTCCTGTAACCCTTGAGGTCGGCACCTATAGCCTTTATATGTACGCCGACACGATAGCTACTGCGTCGGTCTTCCTGAGTGGGATAGCGGGCCACGCTTGGACTTACCCCGTTTGGAAGAATGTCAGTGGCACATGGGGGATAGTTAGCGAACCAGCGTACTCTATCTGGTTCCAGTTGCTCGGCGACGGCTCCGTGTGTCAGCCCGAAGTGCCGGTCGGCTCCGCCGCTATCGCCCAGTACGACAACATCGAGATCACCTGGGATACCCCGCTCTACGTCAAGTTCCAGACAGCCGAAAGCGTCTACGCCTATAGTGGCATTCTGGAGAACCTGACGACGGCGCAGAGTGTCAGCATTTACGCCATCGGCAAGGTCGCGGAGGCGCTAACAATCGACTGCGCTAAGCGCGAAGTCACCGGTGGCGAACTCGGTCTCCCTATCCCGTACTGCGCGGAGTGGAGCGACGAAGGCGCGGGTCTGTATCTGCTTCCTGGCGTCGCTAACTCTATGCGTTGGACGGAGGCCGGCATCGGCACACTGACCTTTGTCACGACCTGGCGCGGGAGGTGGAGCTAGTGCGCGACGTTGTATGGCTCCGCGCGGGCTTCCCGCCTTTCCGCCGTCTCTGCCGCCTCAGCACGGCGAACAATGTTGATCGCTCGTTTCACATCATGGACGCGGGGCAGGCCGTCGTGGAACTCGCCGCCTCCGACCCCGATATCGCCGAAGTCACCGAGGGGCGCATAGTAGAGATTCAGGGCTACCGGCGAATTAAGTGTGGGATTCCTGAGAACGAGGTGGCAGTCGCGGGTTCCTACGTTTGCTTTAGCGATGGCACAAAGCGCCACCGTGCACAAGCCTTTCGGACACCGCGTACTGGCGGCGGCCAGTTCACGGCGGTCAGCCTGTCGCTCTTGAAAGTCCTCGCGCCAACCGGCACGCTGCATCTGCATCTCTACTCGAACGCTGTGGCGACGGATAAGCCGGATACTGCACTCGCTACCAGTACGAATACGATCAACTGCGCCGACCTCACAACCTCAGCAGAGTGGTACAGCTTCACCTTTGCCCCATTTCCCCTATCGTCGAACACCACTTACCACTGGGTTCTCGACGTAGATGATGCTGTTCAGGATAACGCCAATTACGTCCGCGTCGCTTACAGCCTAGCTGGCTACAACTTCAGCGGCAATCGGGCCTATAGCGCGGATAAGATCACTTGGTCTTCTTCTTCGACCAATGACTTCCTCTGCCGCTTCATCTGTGACTGGTATCGAGAGGTGCAGGCGGTAGCACCGTGGATCGGCTGGATAGATCAACTCGGCGATGAAGATGATACGGGCGTCGTCACCGTGGACTGCGTAGACGCCGCAACGAAACTCGGCGAACGGCACTCGGGTCTCACTACGGCTCGCAGCGGTTGCGCCGGCGGGATCGCGCGCGACCTCCTGTACGAATGCAACTCCCGCAACGGCCTCGGCATCATCTGGGACCCGAACTCTGAGGTCGGTATGCCCGTCGCCAACATTGACGTGTCCGGCTCCTCCGTACTCGACGCCCTAAACAAACTCGCCGACGCGACGGGCGATGAATGGTGGTTTGAGTACGTCATCGCGCCGGACCAGCTCAAGATTATGCTCCACTGGGGCTGGCAACAGGGCTTTGACCTCTCCGGCCGCGTATGCCTACGTGACGGCTACGGCATCAGCAGTTTCGGCTACTCCCGCGACGCGATAGAAGAGGCGGAGTCTGTCCTTGTCGTCGGCAGCGGCGGGACGATGAACGAGCGCCCGGGCGTCGTGCGCGCTGTCAATCAGCCCGAACGTGCGGCCCTGTCGGGGGTGCCCGTTCAGGGTGCGAGCCAGACGCAGCGGCTGCGACAGGTCTCCGAACCGGCGCTGGCGGCAGAGCGCGTCATTGTGGCGCCCCGCGAGAGCGATATCGGCGTGCTGGCACGGATAGCCGAGCGCGATCTTGAAGCCACGTGGGGAGCACTGGAAACCGTCTCGATGACGATCAATGAAAATGTGGACTGGGCGACGGTGCCCGTAGGGAGCATCGTGCGAGTAATCCACGATACGGCATGGGGCACGCTCGACCGGCATATCCGTGTCATGGAGATGCAGCCGGGCGATGGTATCTGCGACCTGGCAGTGCAGGTGCTCAATGACTAGGCGGAAACTCATCGGGCAATCGAAGCAGCGGCGGGGTCTCGGCTATCTACGGGGCAGTCTCGCCAAAGTCGATGAGCTGGAACGGGCGCCACAGGGCATCACCGCTACGGCAGGAACCGCCTCAATCATCGTGAAGATAGGCAATCGGCGTTACCGAGTTTCGGCCACGCGCCTAGATTGAATAGCTGAAAGGCATGGAGGAGTGAGAAGAGACGCAACGGTTTTCGCAGTTCCAGCGCAGGCGTTCTCACGAGCCCCGAACGAGAACATCCAGCATCATTGTCCACTCTGTGACAAGACATTGGGTTGGGACGAGTTTCAGGCCCACGCGACCGCTTGCATAGCAGCGCACCCTGAAGCGGTGCGCGAGATTGAGGAGAGGTAAGAAATGGCTGTAACAGCATTCTGGTACGCTAAGGGATTTCTTGCAGCGTTCAACAAGGAGACGGACTGGGCGGCGGACGCCATCAAGGTTGCTCTGACCACATCGACCTACACACCGAACCAGGATACCCACGACTACTTCAGCGACGTGACCAACGAAGTCTCGGGTACTGGGTACACGGCTGGCGGGGCGACGCTTGGGACACCGACCATCGCCAGCACCCTGAACGTGATCAAGTTGGATGGGGTCGATACCGTCTGGACAACCTCGACGATCACGGCACGGCGAGCAGTGGTCTACGACTCGACGCCTGGCACTGCGGGGACTAATCCGTTGCTGTTCTGGGTAGACTTCGGTGTGGACGAGGTGAGCACCGCCGGCGACTTCACAATCACCTGGCACGCCAACGGGATGGCAACGATCACCGCGACAGACGCAACGGGGTATCCGTAAGCCCAAGGGGTAGACGATGGCGAACCCAGCGTCCGATATTCGGGCGGAAGTCCTTGCACGCCATCCCGATGCCGTTCTCATCGAGCGTGGCCTGAGTCATCTCCGGCACCAGCTCCCTGACCTCGACGGTAGGCAGCGCTTTGTTCTGAATGCCGTCATCGGGGCGCTGCACTACAAGGACGACAAGGCAGAGTGGCAGGAGATAGATGATGCCCTTGAGGACGACGGCGCTGAGGGGTTCAGCGTCCGCACGGGACACACCGGGCACCTGCTACGGATGGCGGCGGACGGCAAACGTCGCCTCTACCCGAACCGTTACGACCTCACTCGCTATGTGGAGTTCTCCGCCCTACCGAGCGTGGGGACTCCGCAGCGGGGCGAGAACTACCTGGCATGGGACAGGCCCCACTTCGCCGTCAAGATGTTCTCCGGCGGCACCTGCGTCAAGTTCCTCTTCCTTCTCAAGGATGCGTCGGCTCCCACCAGCGTCAGCTTCAATGTTACCCTGGTCGGCCTGACACGGCAGGGGCGCTTCCTGCTGGCGGACGGCGTGCCCGTGGCGGAGATGCGCCTGCCGACCGCTGTTGACGCGGCAGGGACGGAACGCGACTGCACCTTCACCCTCAGTACGGGGAAGGTAACGATCAGCCTCGATACCACCGGCCTCGCCTTCCCCATCGAGATCGACCCGACGGTGGACGTGCAGGTCGGGGCAAGTGGCGATGATGGATACAGATATTCCACCTCCTACTTCAACGTGGTCGCCACCTCCATGACTGTAGGTTACAGCGGCAGCGCCCGTCGCGGTTTCTATCGCTGGACTGGTGTAACACTCGCAGGGACGATTGATGTCTCCTACGTCCAGGTTTACCCCGGCAGTGCCGCAACTGGGATTCCCCAGCTAAAGATAAGAGGTGTTGACGAAGATAACCCAGCAGCACCAACAACTTATCAGCAATTCGACGCTGACCCCTTAACCGCTCACGGAATCGATTGGGATGGTGCTTGGACTGAGAACCAATGGGCTCAGTCCCCTTCCCTGAACGACATCTTCCAAGAGTTGGTAGGCTCCTACACCATCTCCAACGATGCCGTCATGCTCCAGATAAACGACGATGGGGGGGTCGATAACAACTACCAGACGGTACGCACCTGGGACTACAACACTCACGGGTACGGCGCGAAACTCCACATCGAATACTCGGTCGGCGGCGGCGCGACGGTTCTTGCGGTTACGGCTCAGGCTACAGCCGAAGCCCTGCTGCCCACGATTACAACCGTCCGCAGCCCAACGATATTGGCCGTCACCGCAGAGGCTACCGCCGAAGCGCCGCTCCCGACGATAGGGATATTCAAGACCGTCTTAGCCGTGACAGCCCTAGCGGTGGCAAGTGCCCTACTACCTACTATAGCCGCAGTCCGCAGCCCAACCGTCGCGGCCGTGACGGCGGAGGCGGCGGCGGCGGCTCCACTGCCGACCATCACTGCTGGCACCGGCACCACCGTTTTGGCCGTCACCGCAGAGGCTACGGCAGACGCCCTGCTGCCGGCCGTAAGTACCATCCGTAGCCCGACCGTCTTAGCGCTCACGGCTGAGGCAACAGCCTTGGCTCCCGCGCCGACGATCACTGTTGGAGTTACCGCAACAATCCTTGCCGTGACAGCAGAGGCAACGGCGGATGCCTTGTTGGCCACAGTAGCAACTATCCGTAGCCCCACGGTTCTGGCGGTTACGGCAACGGCCACGGCAGACGCCCCACTCCCCACGATCACCGCTATCAGGAACCCGACGGTTCTGGCAGTGACAGCAGAGGCGACGGCAACATGCCCCCTACCTACGGTTACAGCTATTAGAAACCCCACCATCCTTGCAGTCACGGCCGAAGCCGCGGCTGCTTGCCCGGTCCCTACCGTAGCCGCTATCCGCAGCCCAATGATCCTTGCGGTTACAGCGATTGCAACCGCTATGGCCCCGGCGCCGACTATCACTGCCGGCGGGCTGGGGGTTGTCCTGGCAGTTCCGGCCGAGGCGATGGCGGCGGCTCTGTTGCCCGCAATCAGCACTGAATTGCCGAGCCTTCTTTCACTGTCCGCATCGTATGAGCCGACCCTTTCGCTCTCGGCATCACAGGAATCATCTATCGCGCTGTCCGCATCGTATGAGCCGACCCTTTCGCTCTCGGCATCACAGGAATCATCTATCGCGCTGTCCGCATCGTATGAGCCGCAACTAGATTTGGAGGCGAGCTATGGCTGAGAATCAAGACATTTCGATGTTCAGGGGAGAAGACAAGATTCTCGAATGTACCCTGATACCCGTTACGAATATCGCGGGCTGGACGCTTGCCTTCACCCTACGGTCGACGCCGGAAAGCACGGATGCGTTGATCGAGAAGACCACGGGTGCGGGCATCACCATCACGGTGCCGGCGACCGGTGTCTTTCAGGTAGCCCTGGCCGATACCGACACGGCAGCCGCCCTCCAACCAGGGAGGTACTACTACGACTGCAAGCGGACGAATGCAGGCCTTGAGACGATCCTGGTCTACGGCATCCTAGAACTCTTGGCGGAGGTGACGCGATGATGGGGCAAGACGACTTAGCGAACGCTTGGCGCTGGAGCGCCTGCGAATACAGTATCCCGACGGGAAGGAGGATCAAGGAGTGAATACCGTGATGTTGAGGTTATTGATCACTGGGGCCTTCGCGCTCATAGCACTGGGCGGGGCGTTGGCGCTGGAATTGATGGGCAGAGGCTGCTCGCCGTGGCTCATTGCATTACTTGGCGCTGTCACCGGCTACTTCTTCGGCCACGTTCAGGCCAACGGCTTCCACGGGAAGTAGCCATGCCGACGATCCCGCACTGGCTCTGGCTTCTCTGGGTGCTTGACGGCTTCAAGTGGCTGGCCTGGTTCTTCGTCATCGAGGGGATCGCCATCGCCAACGGGCATCACAGCGCGGACACGCTATCTCAGATCGTCTGGGCTGCGCGGCTGCCAGCCGTCCTGTTCTTTATTAGCGCAGGCGTGGTGGTCTTCACAGCCATCTGGCTAATGCTTCACTTCACGTCCGGCGGCAAGTGGGGAATCTAATGTGCGTAAGAGCCAGATGCGATACAATAGACACCTACCCGACGCCGAACTTCACGAAGGACCGGACGCAAGCAGTACGCTGGATCATCGTACACAGCACACGCGGCGGCTCTGACGACGATTATCAAGCAACTATCAACTGGTTCCAGAACCCCGCATCACAGGTGTCAAGTCACCTGCTCGTTTCACGCGATGGGCGAGTGGCACGCTTCGTCAGGGACGAAGATACGGCTTGGCATGCTGGCTTCCACAATCCCTACACTCTCGGCATAGAGTTCGAGCAGGCCACAGCGGACACACCGTTTACGGATGGGCAATTAGCAAAGGGCGCGGACCAGTGCCACAACTGGCTAGGGAAGTTCGGTGACATCGCCATAGTCGGGCACGAGAACACACCGCAGGGTATTCAGAGCGGCAAGACCGACCCCGGCCACCTGTTCCCGTGGCCGCAGTTCATGGAGATGGTTATGGCAGATACAGAAGCGCGACAGTCTATCGCTATCCTCAAGCAGCAGGAAAGTCTGAAGGCGGCGGTCGGCGACAACGACATGGGCGTACTGATTGCACGGCTGCAATACTTTGGCGTCCTGCC